TTCCATTGAATGCCACGACATTATCTGTAAGGTTGCAGAGATTGTCGTTGTCGGGGGTGTCCGTAGATCGGCTCTTATCTCGCTTTCCAACCTCACGGATGAACGGATGCGTGATGCTAAGGTTGGTCAATGGTGGTTGGACAACCCACAACGGGCGTTAGCAAACAACTCCGTTGCGTACAAGGAGAAGCCCGAGATCGGCACATTCATGGAGGAGTGGGTGTCGCTGTACAAGTCCAAGAGCGGTGAGCGCGGGGTATTCAACCGTCAGGCTGCACAGAAGACCGTGGAGAAACTGGGCGACCGCCGTGACGCATCCTACGAGTTCGGCACGAATCCGTGCTCCGAGATCATCCTGCGGGACAAGGAGTTCTGCAACCTGAGCGAAGTGATTGTCCGCGCAGACGACACCCCTGAGTCGCTGAAGCGGAAGGTGCGCCTTGCAGCCATTCTTGGCACTTGGCAAGCCTCGCTTACCCATTTCCCGTATCTCAGCAGCGATTGGCGCAAGAACTGCGAGGAGGAGGCACTGCTTGGTGTTTCGCTCACGGGCATTCTTGACAACCACTTCATGCGGTCACAGGGCGACAACCTGAACCTCCTGCTTGAAACGCTGAAGGGTGACGCTGTGGCTACGAACAAGGAGTGGGCAAAGCGGATCGGCATCAACCCCGCAGCGGCTATTACTTGTGTGAAGCCAAGCGGCACGGTGTCGCAGTTGACGGACTCCGCAAGCGGCATCCACGCACGACACAGCGAATACTACATCCGCACCGTCCGTGCCGACCGCAAAGACCCCATGTGCCAGTTTATGATTGAGAAGGGGTTCCCTGCGGAGCCGTGTGTCATGCGCCCTGACCACACAATGGTGTTCTCGTTCCCCATGAAGGCTGTGGGTTCCGTGACCCGCAACGACATGACCGCAATTGAACACTTGGAGTTGTGGCTTACCTATCAGCGGCACTGGTGCGAACACAAGCCAAGCATCACCGTTACCGTTCGTGAGCATGAGTGGATGGAGGTTGGTGCGTGGGTGTACGCGCACTTTGACGAGATCAGCGGCATCTCGTTCCTGCCCCACTCTGATCACACCTATCAGCAAGCCCCGTATCAGGACTGCACCGCTGCGGAATACGAGGCTGCGGCTGCTCGGTTGCCCCAGTCCATTGATTGGAGCGAGTTGACTGCCTACGAGAAGACGGACACCACGAAGGGCACACAGACCTACGCTTGCAGCGGGGACAAGTGCGAGGTGGTGGACTTGACTACATAAAGCATACCCCGCAGGAGATAGCATCTCCCGCCCGACAACCCCCGCAAGGGGGTTGTTTCTTTTTGCAAATCCGGACATTTTTGTATCGGCAAGTCCCATAGATATTTACATGAAGAGAGGCAGTTTACATTCTCTTCTGCTGGCTCTTGCACTCGTTTTGCAAGCCTGTGCATGGGACGCCACTATCGCTGCGCCGAAGAGCGCACCCCCGCCGAAGTGCGGGGAAACTGAACCAATACGGGAAGCCCCTCAAGAACAGCCATTCTTCTTGAGGGGTTTCTCGCTATTGGAGGAAGAGCAGGAGCCTGCCGTGGGATACCTGTCCACCGCTGACGGCAGAATGGTGGGCAGCGCGGTGCTCATCTCGCCCCGCGTGGCAATCACGGCTGCACACTGCGTTTTGGCAGGCTACAATCTTACCCATTTCACCGCAGGAGGGATTCCCCATGAAGTACGATTCACTGCTGTGCATCCTCAATGCTCTTTCGGGGGCGTGTGGATGCTGGATGTTGCGCTTGTTTTCCTCTACGAAGACTCGTGCATTGCGCCCATGCCTCTTGCCCCTGCGGGCTATCAGTACACGCAACGGGAGCCGTTGACCGCTATTGGATACGGCGGAGGCGTGAAGAAACGCAGCAATCCCGACACCCTGTGGTATTACGGCACTCTTGTGGAGGAGCCGTGGGTGTTCAAGATGCTGCCTCTTGACGGCACGGTGTGGTTCGGAGACTCAGGTGGCGCAATAGTAAATGCCAAGGGAGAACTCGTTGGAGTAGTCTCGTCCCTTGGCATTTACAACGGGAACCTGTATGAGAACTCTGCCGTGCGCCTTGACCTGATACACGGGTGGATCACGCAGACACAGGAGGCAGTATGCAACTAAACAAGACTCAGAAAGCCCTGCTTGGTGCGTTTTCGTTCTTACTCGGGGTTCTGCTCGCCCGTTGGTGCGGGCTGTGAAGCGGCATCCAACCGCTTTTGCAGAGCGTCCTTCTCCTTGTTTGCGATCTGCAACTTGGCTTGGAGCAGGATGGTCTGATTTGTGAGTTCGTACACCTTGTCCTGTAGGATGGGGATCAGGACCGTTTCATTGTAATTCTCGGGCTGCACATTGGGAATCATTGGAATCATGTATGGATTCCTCCTTTCTACCTGTATGTAGGCAGGATAAATACAGGTATGGTGATAGCAGGCATTGATTATTCTCTGTGCGGTCCAGCCATTTGCTTGTTCCGTGCCAACTCAACGGGAAAATTCTCGTATGGTGGTTGCTCGTTCTATTTTTTGACGGACAACAAACGGCAGAGCGAGATACGCACCCTAAACATATTTGGTGAGCGGTTGAGCGATTGGGAGAGCGATCAGCACCGCTACGAAACTCTTGCGGATTGGGCACTGGACATTGTGATGGGCTGCACCCATGTAGCACTGGAAGGCTACGCATACGGCGCACAGGGCAAAGTGTTTCACATTGCGGAGAACACAGGCGTTCTCAAATACAAACTGTACCAGTTGAGCGTTCCTGTCACGATCATCCCACCCACCGAAGTAAAGAAATACGCCACGGGCAAGGGCAACTCCGACAAGAACGGAATGTATGCGGCGTGGCTCAAGGAAACAGGCGTGGATTTGAAAGCACTCCTGACGCCGAAGCGTCAGGAGTGCGTGAGTCCTGTTTCAGATATTGTGGACTCGTATTTCATCTGCAAAAAGATGTACGAGAGCCTGCCCGAAGATGTCCGCGTGGCAGACGATTAAGGCGCAGGCTGCTGTGGCTCTTGAGGAGCAGGAGCGTCAGCCTTTGGCTCCTCCTTCTTCTCCTCGGGGCAGTCCTTTTTGGAAATGAGTTCCTTCCAAGCCCAAGCCACGACAAGAATCAGCACGGGCAGATACCACAGTATCCATCCCCAGTTCTGCGTGATCTTGTCGCCGTTGGTGATCTCGTGCTTTAGTTTCATCATAATCACGCTGTCCGAAGTGTTGTCGGGAATCACCTCCGGACCAGTGGAACACGCGGTGAGCAGCAGTGATGCAAGCAGCAGTGTAATCTTGTTCATGTGCGGCTCCTTTACGACTTGTTGGAAGCAGCGGCACTACCAAAGTAGAAGCCCACAATGCTTACGAGGATTTGACGAGTTTCTGAAGTGAACAGGAAGCCGTTCACCTCAACGAAATACTTCTTGGTTGTTTCGGGAAATAGCCCAAAGAATCCTTCAGGCGACTTTGCGTCCACCTCCACGAATGTGGGCAAGCCGAAGAACGGCAGGATGAACGGAGCCAACAGGGTGGCAAACAGCACGGACAGCACAATGACCTGACGGATGCCCTTGCCCACATCAAGCGGGACGCGCTCCGCAGCCTTGTCTTGGTTTTCCGTGGTCTGCTTGTTCGCGGCAATCAGCCGCTCAAACATTTCCTTTTGGTCTTGACGCTTCTCAGCCATGAAGCGAAACAGGAATCCAGTCGCAGAGCCTCCGACCAACGAAATGAGTTCAGGACTAATCATGTAGTCACTTCCTTTCTAAAAGCGTTACCGAGTATTTAGGCTTTGGGAGCCTTTCGGCGGCGAATATTTGACTTTACGCGCCGAGCGGGAACGGGCGGCAAATCGGGGGGAAGACCCGCTATATTTGCGCCAGAAGCGGTATTCGTGGGCGGAACAATGGCAGGAGGAAACTCCTCGTTGACAAAAGACGAGAACCGCTTTAGTTTACGCTTGCCCATATGTGCCCCCTCCAAACACCATGAAGTGTATACGATGT